ACAGGTGATTATAATTGGGATCGCAATGTAGACAAGGGTGATACGTTTACTATACCAAAACCGATAGATGGAACAGGAATAGAGTTAGTTGATGCAGAGAGTGAGGTGATGGAGATAGTAGAACCTGAACCAGAACCAGAGGGATACAATCCTACATATGGGTCAACTTACAATAGAGTCATGGATAGGGGGTATGTTATTTGTGGAACCAAAGCAAACTTTCCAGGCTTTTCAGAAAAGAAGTTTGTAGAGTTTGAAGACCGATGGGTTGGGTTTGATGCAGATATCTGTCGTGCCATTGCAGTCGCTATGTTTGGTGATGTAGATGCAATAGACTATGTTGTAGTTGATGGACGAACACGATTTGAGTTTCTGATAGACGGAACCATAGACGTTCTATCAGCTGCAACAACTTATACATTCTCAAGAAATGTAGATAAGAGGTTAGAGTTCCTACCAACAACCTATTATGATGGACAGGGGTTCATTGTACGTAGGACTCTTGGTGTATCATCTGCAAAACAACTAAGTGGTGCAAAGATTTGTTTTAGTGGTTCTGGTACTGCAAAGAACAACATCAAGGACTTCTTCAAGCTACACAATCTGGACTACGTACCAGTAGAAGTTCCTGTAGACAAGAAACCAAAAGATTTATACATTGATGGTAAGTGTGATATGTATGGGACTGATGCATCTGGACTTGCATCAAATAGACATGGATTTAAACATCCAGAACGACACGTTATCCTGCCCGAAATCATCTCCAAAGAACCTTTGGGGCCCGTAGTTAGGTACGGCGATCAACAATGGTCAGACATTGTTCGTTGGACAGTATACGTTCTTTTTCTCGCAGAAGAGTTGGGAATAACTTCAGAGAATATAGAGGAATTTAAAGAACACAAGAATCCTACGATACAGAGGTTCATGGGTGAACTGAACGGAAAGGAAGATGCATATCTGGGTTCCAAGTTGGGACTGTACAAGGAATGGGCCGCAGATATAATTCGATACATTGGAAATTACGAAGAAATCTATGAACGAAATGTGGGGGAGAATACTCCACTAAGACTCAAGAGGGGTCTGAATAAACTGTACACGAAAGGAGGCTTACTATACTCACCACCACTTAAATGAAACGAGAAAATCCGTTTGACGAAATACCCGAAGATAGAACGGCGGTAGATAATATTCTCAGGATCAACGTCACCAATCAGATGAGATTGACAGTGATGGCAGATCAGAAAGCAAATATTATGATCACAGTCGCATCTATCGTTTTCTCAGTCACAGTTGCAAATCTGGACAATGAGGTGATGAAGTGGCCTTTACTATTCTTTGCATTTGGTTGTACCATATCACTTCTTGCAGCTATATTTGCAATCATACCACAAACAGGATATCCAAAGATACCAGGCACTGATGAGATTGATAGGGAATCTCCTGCATTCAATCCTCTGTTTTTTGGTCACTTTGCTCATATACCGATAGAGGAATATAAAGAAGACTATGCAGAAACATTGATGACAGATGACCGAATCTATGATGCTCTAGCTGGAGATATCTATGGTATCGGTACAACTCTCATGAATAATAAGTATAAGTGGTTGAGGAGGTCATACATGGCCTTTCTTGTTGGTATGTCTGGTGCAATCACTATATTTTGTGTCCAGACAATAGGGAGTGCAGATTGGGTCTGGGATTTTATGGGTGTAGTAGGACAAGAGTTAAAGTTTCTGGGTGAGGGATTATGTTTTTACTCACTAAGATGCCAATAATAAATAGTAATAGGAGGGTTTATGAAAACATTCATAGAATTTACAGAGAAATGTTGTGACGATTGTTACGACCATGAACTTCAGGAAGCTGAGTATCAAGGTAAAAAAGTTACTTTAAATGACCCTAAAAGATCTAGTGATGGTAAAAAGAAGTTTTACGTTTACGTCAAAAATGAAAAGGGAAATGTCATCAAACTAGGATTTGGTGACCCAAATATGGAAATTAAACGAGATGACCCTGCAAGAAGAAAATCATTTCGTGCGAGACATAACTGTTCAGACCCAGGCCCCAAATACAAAGCCAGATACTGGAGTTGTTATCAATGGAGAGCTGGTTCAAAGGTAGATAACTAATGAAATCATTCAAACAATTCAAAGAAGCTGTCAGTTCTGCACAACAAGCTGCAATCGCAATTGACATGAAGAAAAAGGGTAAAAAACCCAAAGATGAAGAAACTCTAGATGAGAAAAGTGTTCCTAACAATCCTAAGTTATGGTCCAGGGCAAAAGCACTTGCAAAACAAAAGTTTGATGTTTATCCATCAGCTTATGCAAATGGTTGGGCAGCAAAATGGTATAAGTCTAAAGGTGGTACTTGGAGTAGTAAATGACCTACGATGAGTTCAGAGAAGACTTACGCAAGTGGTTCAGTAAGGATGACCCACAAGGTGGTTGGAAACGCATAGGGACAGATGGTTCTGTATTGGGACCATGTGCTAGGGATGATAAGGATGGTGATGGTGACCCAGATGGACCAAAACCAAAATGTATGTCAAATCGTAAGATAAGACAACTCACAAAGAAACAAAGAGCTAATGCAGTCAGAGCCAAAAGAAAACATGATTCTGACCCAGATAGAAAAGGTAAACCAATCAACGTATCTAACTTTGGAAAAGGAAAATTGTGAGTGACTTGTATGAAGAACCACTTCATACAGAGGGTAACATTTGGGGTGGTTATGATAGGGAACAAATCCTTAAACTTATTGAACAAGGTCTACATTATCTCACCACTACAGACCTTGTAAATCTTCACGCTACTATTTCAGAAGTACAAATTAAACGTGAGCACTCATTGGAAGAGGATGACACAAATATGAGATTACGAGATATCAGAGGTGGAATGTAGTGGATGATACACTAATGGTTGCACTAAGTATGTTTGGTCTTGCAATCATCATAATAGGACTTGTAGTTATTTGGATAATGAACGCAAAAGTATGAAACTAGGAATAACTGAGAAAGCAACTAAAGCATTTAAAGACAGCACAAGTGACCCATATCTTAGGGTAAGTGCAAAGCCTGGAGGTTGTTCTGGTTGGACATTTGTGTTAGAGTCTGATACTGAAGCAGATATAACAGATTCATTATACGAAGATTTTCTAATCATAGATACTGATTTACATGAAAATGTCATAGGTGATTTGGTGGTGGATTACAGAGATGATAACATAGTAGAACAGGGATTTATTTTTAGAAGAGCAAATGGTGCAGTGTGTGGGTGTGGAGAAAGTTTCATACCTTTAAATTCAACTAAAATGAAGTTGGGTTGGTGAATGGCCTATTTAAATCATAATATTCCTTGTATAAACTGTTTTATAAGGGATGAGTACCTTTACGACCATACCAAAGGTCATGGTCAATATTCAGTATGTGATATACACTCAGTTGCGAGTATAGAACATCGAGTACCGATGTTTGAGTGTTTATTGGAAAATGGTGTAAACTGGACACGCAGACCAATAACTGCATTTTGTTGGAAAAAGGAAGCTCCAGTTTATCCTATAGAGATGCATCATTATTGGGATTGTTTTTCTCCCTATATTGATGTAAATGTGAGAGAACGACTTGCAAGGAAACGTGCAGAGTTGGTAGATCACAATGGTAAAAAACATTGGGGTGAGTATATGTTCACTCTGGATTGGGGATTTGAGGGAAAGGCTGGTAACTTAGATGTCAACTTCTCTGAAGACCCAGAACATAAGTGTGGTCACTTCTTCATGATGGATGATGGTAACTTTTTTTGTTACCCAAACAATCGAATCATTTGGAATGATGTGGCATTTACATACAATCGACTCAAAAATAATCCAGGCTATTTAATTGACCAGAGTGTTTACTCAGTTGAGAATAGAGTAGTCAAAGAGACAGACTTGAGTTATTTCACTGAATTTGGTGAAAATGTAGGACAATCTTACGATACTGAAAAAAATAATGGCTAGCTATAAAGAAGAGGACTGTCAGTTTGTATATCGAATTGAGGCAGTTACCAAAGTTGTAGATGGAGATACAGTAGATTGTGTTTTTGATTTAGGGTTTGATGTTATGTTCAAGAGTCGAGTTAGACTTTTGGGTATAGACACTCCTGAATCAAGAACACGACATAAAAACGAGAAGGTGTATGGTCTTCTTAGTAAAAAGAAACTGAAGAATTGGGTGCATTGGGCAGTTGAGTCAGACAGGGATGATGTGGAGATTGAACTCCGATGTCCTGAAGCTGATTCAAGAGGTAAATTCGGAAGGATTCTTGGTGAACTCTGGGTACATTGTGGCGAAGAGGGTCATGAGTATGCAGGATGGACTAACGTAAACAAATGGATGTGTGAACATGGTCATGCAGTAGGATATTGGGGTCAGAACAAAGACGATGTAAAAGGTGAACACTGGCAAAATCGTGAACTTCTCGCAGAACAAGGAGTACAGGAGTTATTACAGTGGGATGAAGAATAATGGCTTACTCAGACAAAGTAATAGATCACTATGAACGACCAAGGAATGTTGGTTCTCTGGATAGTGGGAGTCCTTCTGTTGGTACTGGGCTTGTGGGTGCTCCAGAATGTGGTGATGTCATGAAACTACAAATAGAGGTGGATGATGAGGGAACGATTTCTGACGCTCGTTTTAAGACTTTTGGCTGCGGTAGCGCTATTGCTGCTAGCAGTCTCGCTACTGAGTGGGTACGTGGTAAGACAATTGATCAAGCTATGGAACTCAAGAACACTGAAATTGTTGAGGAACTATCTCTACCGCCTGTTAAAATTCACTGTTCGGTACTTGCAGAGGATGCAATTAAAGCTGCGATAAATGATTATAAAGAAAAACAAGGACTTTGAACTGGAAGAAGTCCTTACTTATACTACTAAGAAAGGAGAGAAGGGTTGGATTATAAAAGTACGCTCCCTCAAGTAGACCACGGAGTTGACGTTTGTGGTGATGAATGGGATGAGGAACCTGTAATTTATGAAAAGAAATTTGACCCTAAACATCCATATTGTACTAACTGGCCGGTGAAAAATGAAAGAAGGTCTACTAATATTTCTGGTGGGTCTGATGACGATAACAATGACCCTAACAATAGCCTCTGAAATAAAAGATTATAAGAAATCATTGATTCCGAAGGAGGAATTTGTTTGTACGAATGGTGGTCTGCCTGATTATAGGTGTTTTCCTACTAAGTTGTGAAAAATTAAAAGATGAAGACATAAAGGTAACTCTTAACTACGACCATAAGAGACAAACAGAGTATCCAGAAGCTAACTTCAGACAGTATTACCAAAGACCAGTACTACCTCAACGTCATCATATAAACATCAAAGACTTCATTCAGAAGAACATATATGATGAGACAGAGTTAAATGATGACCTCACAGGAACAGTCCAAGTTCCTGTAAATATAAAACTAGAAGTTGAATATAAGAACTATACATTTGAAGCCCCACAAATACATTATGAATCTGGAACTTCAGACCCTTTTACTGTCTCACATAGTAGCCCTGCAACCACCACTGTTACTGTTCCTGTTTCTGTCAATCCC